AGGGATATTATCTACTAATCAGTATTTAGTTGTCAATGTGCAATAACTTTTAATTTAACCAACATAAATTACTATTGCTCTTACGAATTCTTGATTGTTCATAATGCTTTCTACATACTTTTCCAACTCTTCTTCTGTATCATAACTATCATTGTATTTATCATATTGCTGGTCTTTAAAGTCTTCTTTCTCAACATAATGTTCTCCATCATAAGTGAGTTCTTCAATATGCACACTGGACAATTCCGCAAGATTATATGAGTATTCGCCAGACCAACTTTCCTCTCCTGCAAAGATAACTAATGGTAGCTCTGGATTTTCTAATATTGTTTTTCTTAATTCCTTTGTATCGTCTAATGATGTTCCTATCTTTGTATTATTCATTTGATACCTTCTCAATCTCTAATTTACACGTTCTTGATTCTCCTATTGTTCTATCTGGACATGTTAGAATACACCGCCAACATTCTCCCTTTTGAAAGTTGTCTTTTACTTCTAGCTCAAAAGTTATTTTTGCTTTCTTCATTCAACTACCTCCTGTAATAGTTCTGAATTATCAAAAATTTTGTTACATATAGGACACTTTTTCTTTGATATTCTTCTAAAAGTAGCACCTGGTTCTTCTTCGAGAACTTCTTCTTTTCCTTTCTTGCCACAAGTGCAACCAATGGGTTCGTTAATATATTTTCCAATTATTAAATAATGAGGTAGAAATAACTTTCTCATTTTGTATTTAAAATAAGCTTTGGTCATACAAACCACTTCCTTTTCAAAGTTTTAAGTTACCTTGGTATCTTCTAGTTTAAATCATTAATTTTTTCGCCTAGCTCATATCCAAGTTCTTTTAGTTGAGATATTGCCAAGTCTCTTTCCCACTGAATTTGTTGAATAGTACCAATAGCATTCTTTGCTATTTCTAATGCTTCTAAGGTATTCGAAAGGAACAATTGTTCTCCGTCACCATATACTTTTAATTCTTGTTTTCCATATTTCCAGAGACTTTCTATTTCTTTATATGCATCTTCATATTTCATGGTAAACATCTCCTTAAATTTTAATTTATCTGACTAATTCTTGTAATAGCATCTGTTGGTGTATGTCCATCCCATTTAGGGGCTCTCTCTAATTCTTTCACTCTGAACATATCCCAATAAGGTTCAACGTCATAATGATATGTAGCTTGCCCTGTTGGTGTTTCAATTCCAACAATAAACATTCCATCATACATATCTTCAGTATCATGTTTTTTTGATTTCCAAGCTAACTCTTTATGAGAATTGCAAATCACCGAAAACAATATGGCTCTATGATGATACAGTTCGTTAAAAGTGTGATAACCGTCAGATATTTCCCCCATTCCACCATTGGGAACATAAACAATGTCTTTACTTAGATAGTTTTTATAAAGAATTTTTCCACAGTCAGGACATTCCCAAATACTTCTTGTGTATCTAGGTAGAGTATTTATCTTATCTCCATATACATCTTCTATGTGTTTCAATTTTGATTCATGTTTACAAAATAATTTCATATAGTTTTCCTTCCTAAATGATAATCTTATTTCATTGCTCTAAAGCAGCTTTTTAAGCGTTCTTCAGATAATTCCAACCAATTCATTCCTGTTAATTCTTCTAAATGTACATCAGCACCAGTTACATTAACAGCATCATTATCTATTTTCCACATAGATCCCTTTTTAACCCAAAATCCGTCTTGTTCTTCTGTAAATCCATCGCCGTCTACGACATCAACCGAAAAATCATCAACACATTCATATATCATTTTAATACCATCCTTTCTACACTAACTGATAATTATACTAACTAACACTCTCTACATTGACTTGTATCTTCAAGCTTGCACATCTCGCATTCTAATTCTTTAACCTTTATCTTCTGTTCTCCAAGTGCTGCACAATACTTCTTGGCTTCACGCTCCCAAAAGTCACATTTTTGCTGTATTTCTCTCCTGTGGTTGTCCTCATGATCTAGCAGGTTAGCAAGTTTTACACATTCATTATGGCAAGCTTCCCATTCTCTTTTTAGCTGTTTTGCTTCTTCTGGAGTAAGTCCGGTATCTTCATAAGCTTTTAAATTTTCTCTCACATCTGCCATACTCCA